GGTCGGGGGCAAGGCTTTTCGCTCTTTTTTAAAATTCAACCCGTCTATTTGCTCGGTATCAAAAGAATGTAACATTTTTTTACATTTTTCCCTTTAATATTCTGGATTATCGGCTATCATTTTGGGGTATTGTCGTTTTTAAAAACAACGGCCGTCATTTTTCACGAATCGGGTGTAATTTTGCAAGTCATTATTCAAGATAAAAAATACTACCTAACCCTTTCAAAGGCTTGTGAAATCTTCAAGAAAAGCGAGGCTGTTATCAAATCGCTTAAATATCGTAAGAAAGTAAGGGCTCCAAAGTGGGAAGGCTTTACAGGTAAGGGTAAGAAGCCTGTCATTTTTTCATGGGATGACCTTGTGGATCTTTACGGGGATCCAGGAATAAATATTGACAGATTGATGAAAGCCGACCAAAAGCCAAAACAGCAACCGGTTGAAGAGCCCGAAGATAAGGGGCCCGATTATGACGAGTTGTCGAAACAGCTTGGATTGAGCGCAGACGAGGCGACGCAATTTCATAGTTTAGAGAATTTCTCAAAAGTCGATGTTGAGAAGATCATCAAGTTGCAACAGGCGAGGGATAAAATTCTCGATTTGAACATCAAAACCGGCAAGTTAATCGACTATGGAGAGATCGAAACCGATATCAAGGGAGTCTTAACAGAGCTATTTGCAGCGTTGACGAATCAAATCGACGTGTGGAAATTCAAATATGGATTTTCCTTAAAGCAAACTGAAGCAATGGAAGCCGATTACGACAAAATGATCAAAAATTCGATGAAAAAAATTCTTGCGAAGGCGAAAAGTGAACAAGCTAATTTTATCAACAATTGAGGCAGCTTTTGATCAATCGATCCCGGAAACTTTCTTAGAGTTTCTTGAGGGCGGTTTCAAATTGAATGATGAGGATCGTTTTACCGATTACGAAATCGGGATCACTCCCTGGCACCGAGTCGTTGCGTTTTGGGTTGACGATCCGCAGGTCGAATGGATCAATCTGGTACAAGGCACACAAACCGGGAAAACAATTCTTGAAATGGCGTTTGGAATTTACGTTTCGAAAAAAGAACCAACTAGGCTTTTGTGGGTGCAATCTGTCGAAGATGAAGCCAAGCTTTTTGTTACTGAGAGACTTAGACCATATATAGAGGGCTATGATCCGAATGCTATCAATAAAGCAACATGGAAAATGGAAGCGTTTAAGGTTTTTCACGCACGTTGGAAGATCGGCTTTGCGTCAACACTGTCAACGCTGCGATCTGTACCGTGTAAATATGTTGTTGGCGACGAATGCGCGATCTGGAAATATCCTATTGCAGTGGTTAAAAAACGGACAAGGACTTTCGAAGGTAAGGGCCGAAAAGGCATATTTGCTACCTCTCCCCCGCAGCGATCCGACCATCACTCATGGCAAGAGGCTATATCGGGGGATTTCTACCGTTGGGCTGTTCCTTGTCCGCATTGCAACAGCTATCAACCTATGATTTTTAAAAACCTGATATGGCAGGGCAAAAACAAAGACGGCGCATGGAATGAAGAAGCGGTTAGGAAGTCGGCAAAATATCAATGCAACGATTGCGGTAAGTTTTGGACGGAGGATCAGAAATACGAAATTATCAATAAGGGAAAGCTGATATGTGTTGATCCTCGAAAAGACTTCCAAGAATGTAAACCGGTGGGGATGAGTTCGAAAACGTTGCAGGTTTCGGCGTTGTATTCGGTGTTAACGAAATGGGGAGAATTAGCGGTTGAATTTTTGAAAGCGAAGCGGGCAGGGGCTGAGACGTTGGCTATTTTCTTTTCGGATGAGCTAGCGGAAACGACAGACGTTGAAAATGTTGGCGTTTCGTTGCATGAAAACGAATTGATCGAATATGTGGATCCGCTGAGGGAACCGGGCTTTGAAAACGCGGAATATAATTGGATCACTTTAGGCGTTGACATTCAGCAAAAAGGGGATCTTTATTGGGTGTTATTAGGTTTTAAATCGGGATCGATTCCGGCTTGGCATTGTCTCGATTACGGGATCACTCGTTGGAAGGATAGCAGACTTAAAACGGATTGGGATCCGTTTCTTGAGGCTATCGGACAGTATCGGCAATATATCCGAAGAGCTACAATTGATTCGTCCGACGGAAAAGTAACGCAAGAGATCTATGATTTTTGCAATTGGTATGGAGAACCATTCGTTGCATTAAAAGACGGCGGATCCAAGCCTATAATGAAGACACAACTTAAGTTGCAAATACCGAAGGATGAGCAAAAAAAGAATGTTCCAAGGCATCAGAAAATTATGCTTGTGAATTCGGCAATGATAAAAGACGAACTTTTTACAGCTTTTACCCGGATTCCAGGCGAAGAAGGAGCCCCCTCGTTTCATAATGACACACAACCCGATTTTTTGAAGTCTTTAACACTCGAAAAGCGACGGGTTGAACGTGAAAAGAGCGTTTACAGCTTGAAATATACCGGGGCCTCGAATCACTATCTAAGCGCGTTAGTTTATGCTCTTGCGGGGATGGAAGAGGTTCGTCGAAAGCTTCAGATAACAATGACAAAGCAACGGCGGCGAGATTTGCAAGAAACGATATCGGGTTTGCCGCAACCGGTCGAGCCCGCGAGACAGACAAACGTTTTGGATAATTTCGAGAAAGGGCTTGATCAATATGGCATTTGAAACTGAAGCGGATAAATCAGCTCGAATCGTCGAGCTTGAGGCGGAAGAAACAGCACTAACAGCGGCGATTTTAAACGCGATCAAGGTAAGAAATATGCAATCCCCGGGCGGATATGGGAAAGCAAATCAATCATTAAAAGAATTAGTTGCAATGCGAAAAGATGTTCGAAAATCATTATCAACCCTGAAGGGTTTAAAAACTGGGATCTCATATGGAAACCCTATTAGCCGATAAAATAGCAAATCTATTCAAATCTAGCTATTTAAAAGGCAATTTGAAGCGATCCGCGTCGCATATGCGGCTAAATTCGGGCTATACTTCAACACTCGGCAATGTTCGAGGGCTAATGGATTGGCTACCCTCGATTCATTCGGGAAACAGTGAATTAACAGAAAGCGAATCTAATACCTTAATGGGGCGGGCCGGGGATGCTGTACGGAATCATGAGCTTGCAAAGGCTGTTGTTGAACGGTACAAACACGGGGTTATTGCAACAGGTTTAAGGGCAAACCCGTCTATCGACGGTGATTATTTGGGTTTGAACGATGATCAAGTTGATGATCTTGAAAACACGATTGAAGTTGAGTTTGGTTTTGCTCGAAAGACGTGTGACGCGGAAGGGGTTCAGAGTTTTGAAGAGAAACAGGCTCTAGCTTGGTTAACATCGATGGTTTATGGGGGCAGTTTTGCAAACATATTCCATAAAAAGCGGCGGAATGATATTTATGGCGTGAAAATTCAAGATATCGATCCGGCCAGGGTATTAAATCCGGATAAAACATTCGATACGAAGACATTGAAGAGAGGGATCGAGCTTGACACGTTCGGATCTCCGATTGCTTACCATGTATTGAGAGCCCATCCGGCTGATTTTGGGGTTGTAGGCGAAGAGGCGTATATCTGGGATCGGATTCCGGCTTTTGGGCGTCAAACCGGTCGAAAAAAGTTTTTGCAGCTATTCGAGAAGGATCGAGTAGCGGCCGCTCGGGGCGTTTCGATTCTTGCTCCAATTCTATCATCATTAAAGCAACTTAAACGATATAACGATGCGGAGTTGATGGCGGCTGTGTTAAATTCGTTTATGACGTTTTTTGTGACCAATGAAAACGACGAAGAGGATCCCGTTTTGCCGGTTATTACAGGCGATACAAGAGATCCGTTAAAACGCAACACAATAGATATTTCGCCCGGGGCGGTTGTTCAATTATCGCAAGGTCAGAAGGTCGAACCATTCCAACCGACGCGGCCAACGAATACTTTTGATTCGTTTATCAATTCTATTTCGCGTTATACCTCGGCGTCTTTATCGATCCCAATGGAAGAGGTTTTACTTGTTTTTAATGAGTCGTTTTCGGCGGCCAGGGCAGCAATGATTAAGGCTTGGGAAGTATATAACGTGAAACGACAGGTTGTTGCAAATCAATACTGTCAACCGTTTTACTCGGCTTGGTTTGATGAAGCTGTTGCACAAAACGCGTTACCTCATATAACCGGCTATGGTGATGAGAGGCGGAGAATGGCGTATCAAAATTGCAATTGGATAGGGCCCGCGAGAGGAGCTATTGACGAGAAAAAACAGGTTGACGCGGGCGTTGCCAGGGTAGCAAATGGTTTTTCTTCGTTGCAAGTTGAGGCGCAACAGATTAGCGGAATGAGTACAAGAGAGATCGCGAAACAGAATCGGAAAGCCAAAAAGCATTTAGGATTTGGAGCGGACGAAATAAGATCATCGAGAAACATTTTAGTTGAAGAATTAGCAGACGAAGAAGGAAACCCAATCGATCCTGATACGGTCGATCAAAACGGAAACCCAATCGATCCGGGCAAAGAAAAAAGCGGTGATGAATAATGAAACACTTAGCAAAGTATAAGAATGACGTTTTTTATACCCCTCTTTTGATGACAGAAGATTTTCTTCAAAATTCGTTACCGAAAGCGGTTGAACAAATCAAGGCCGGGCGGGATATACCGGATCCTGAAGAAGCTCCTTTTTTGGTTCGCGTGATATCGGACGTTGTTGGCACTGTTGCAATAATAAAGGTTGGCGGTGTTATTTGCCACAGGGGATCGTTTTGGTCGGTGTTTTTCGGTCATAGTTCTGTTGAGTTAATAAAAGAGGCTATCGATTTCTATTTAGGCCGGGACGATATTAAATCAATCGTTTTAGATGTTGATTCACCGGGCGGCACGGTTGATGGTGTCGAAGAGCTTTCAAATCATATTTTTGAATCAAGAGGGATCAAGAAAATAATCGGGGTTGCGAATTCAATGGCGGCCAGCGCAGGATATTGGATTATTTCGTCTTGTGATGAAGTGATCGTTAGTTCTAAAACTTCGACGGTTGGATCGATTGGTGTTTTGGTTGTACACGCTGATTTTTCTGAAATGCTAAAGGATGAAGGCGTCAACCTGACACAGATTACCAGCAATAAGAGAAAGGCCCTTACACCGTCACACAAACCTTTATCCGACGAGGGCCGCAAAGAATTAGAGAGACAGGTTAATACTATTTTCGATGTTTTTGTTGGA